CTAAAACCTCACGTCGTGGAAGAGCAGCCGGATCCCGATGATGAACAGTTAATGGCTATCGCAGAAGGTCTGTCAGGAGGAGTCCGCTATGGCCCAGCCAGTGGGTGATTTGGTCGTCAGCCTTGATGTTGATGCCGCAAAATTTAATGAACAGGTCAGTTATGTCCGCAAGCAATTTACCGGGTTAGGGGCGGACTCGACGAAAGCCGGGACGCAGGTTCAGCAGGCATTCTCTAAACAGGAGCTTGCTGCACAGCGTGCGGGTATTTCCATCGGGCAATATAAAGCGGCAATGCGGACATTGCCTGCTCAGTTCACCGATATTGCCACCCAGCTGGCAGGCGGGCAAAGCCCCTGGCTGATCCTCCTTCAGCAGGGTGGCCAGATTAAAGATTCGTTTGGCGGGGTCCGCGGTGCATTTGGTGCATTAATTGGCGCGATCAACCCAGTAACCGCAGGGATTGCTGTGCTTGCTGCTGGTATCGGGTTACTGGGTTATGCCTTTGTCAAAGGACAGGGGCTGGCGGGAGAGTTCAATAAATCGCTGGTCATGACCGGCAATCAGGCAGGACAGACAGCAAACAATCTTCTCTTCATTGCTGAGGCAATGGAAAAGAATGGCGGTTCCATTACTGGCGCGGTTGCCTCACTGAACGCTCTTGCGTCTGCAGGTGTAGATCTTGGCGTTAATTACCAGAACGTGGCTACCTCGATTGCAAAGCTGTCAGATGCCACAGGCACTGAAGTTGAAAAATTAGCGGCTGTTTTCGGTAAAATCACTTCCGATCCTGAGAGCGGGCTCAAGGCAATGGCTGACCAGTATGGTCGTGTCACTGCCCAGCAACTGGACTATGTCAAGTCCTTGCAGGATGCGGGCAAATACACTGATGCCCTAAGTTATGCCAATACAGTGGCGGCTTCAGGCTTCAAAGATATGGCTGATAACATCAAAGGCAATATGGGGACTCTCGAGACCTCGGCCGATGCTGTGGGTAATGCCTTCAAATCCATGTGGAATAGCCTGCTGGATATCGGGCGTGCGCAATCACTTCAGTCTCAGTTGTCTGATGCTACCGGTAAACTCTATGATCTTGATAAGGCGCTCAGGACAACAAGCGCACAAGGTCAGCAGCGTCTGGGCTTGGAGACGGCCAGAGATCAGGCTCGTCAAATGGTGTCTTCACTGACCGAGCAGCTTCATGCGGAGCAGAGGAACACCGAAGAGAAACAGAAGCAGGCGACGTTGCAGCGAAGCTCCCTGCTTAACCAGCAACATTTTGAGTCAATCTCAGATGCCGGTTTGACCAAGGCGCAACAGAGAACACAGGAATATCAGCGTCTCAATCAGTACATTGCTGAGCGTAAAAGACTTAATCAGGCATTGAGCGATGATGAGATTGCACAGATAAAAAAAGGAATAGAAGAGAAATATAAGGACCCTAAAAAACCGAAGGGAAAAGCGGTCACTACTTCAGCCGGTGACCGTGCAGAAAATACTGCGCAGGGTGATTTGTTGGCGCTGCAGGCACAATTAAATGTTTTAAAACAGCATACCAGCGTTAACGATGTTATCAGCCAGCAGCGCAAAGATCTGTGGCAAACCGAAAACCAGTACGCCGTCCTCGAACAGGTAGCCAGCAGCCGGCAGTTATCTACACAGGAGAAATCACTGCTGGCGCATAAGGATGAAACGCTGGAGTACAAGCGGCAACTGGCCGCTCTGGGCGATAAGGTCGTTGCCCAGCAAAGACTTAATGCGCTTTCTGACCAGGCGGATAAATTTGCCCAGCAGCAGTCGGCAAAACGCGCCGCTCTGGATGCCCAGGCAGAGGGCGTATCCTCGCGTCAGGCAGATCGGGCGGCCACCATGCAGCGTCTGCAGGAAGCCTATGCGTTTAACCCCTCTGCCCAGCAGCGCGTTCTGCAGGAACAACAGAAAACGTATGATGCAGAAGACGCCCTGCGGTCAAACTGGGTCGCGGGTGCGAAAAAGGGCTGGGCGGAATACGCTGAATCTGCAACGGATGTGTTCAATTCCGTTCAACAGGTCGCACAGGCGGGATTCAACGGTTTAGCTGATAGTCTCACGGATCTCACCACTACCGGCAAGGCCAGCTTCCGTGATTTCTCTACGTCTATTTTAAAAATGATAGCCCAGGTTATTAATCGGTTACTTGTTGCCTATGCTGTTCAATCTGCATTGGGCTGGATCAGCGGCAGTGCATCTTCATCATCCTCAAACAATTCCTTCTCATCAAGTGCCTACAGCAATCTGCCGTTGGCGTATAACGGGGGTTACATTCGTGAATATGACGCGGGGGGCTACACCGGGCACGGTGGGAAGTATGAGCCCAAAGGCATTGTTCACGGTGGGGAGTTTGTATTCACCAAGGAAGCGACCAGCCGTCTGGGGGTCGGAAATCTTTATCGTCTGATGAAGGGTTATGCTTCAGGCGGGTATGTGGGCGCGCAGGAAGGAATGGCTTCACGGTTTGGGGCTAGCAATATCAGTGTTTATGCACCGGTCACCATAGATCAGCAACCTTCATCGACTGAAACCAGCAGCAGTGATACAGCAAATACTGCAAAACAGCTGCAGGGCATTGTTCAGCAGGTTGTGTCTGACAGGCTCAGGAAAGAAATATCTCCAGGTGGCCTCTTATACAAAAAATAACCTGACAACTTGAATTTACATCTCCCGGAGAAAAGATGGCGACTGATACTTTTACCTGGCGAACGCAAAAAAGTGCTCAGGGTACGGAAACAGTCAGGACATTGCAGGCGCAGTTTGGCGATGGGTATAAGCAGATTGCTGCAAACGGCATTAACGCGAGTGCCGAAACCTGGAGCCTGAACTGGACTGGCAAAAAAACGGATGCGGTGGCGATCCGCCAGTTTTTACTGACCCATGTGATTTCTTCATTCTGGTGGACCACGCCGTGGGGAGAAACTCACCTGTGGCGGGTCAAATCTGACTCTGTTTCAGTCAGTTTCCCCGCCGGAGACAAAGCCACGCTGAGTTTTACTTTTGAACAGGCGTTTGCACCATAACCATTTTGTATTGCCTTGTGCTAGCTCGGTGTTAGGATAATGCCATTTGTAACTGATGGGGATAGGGATATGAAGGCTAAAATATTATTGTTTGCCATTTTTGCATTATCAGGTTGTCAATCACTAAATGATACACGAGGTAATGGTAAGGAGTTGACATTTATATCCAGAAATAGCGTTGACGAAGTTTCGCAATGCATTCTTGTTAAATGGCAAAATGAAAAAGATATTTTCGGTGTTCCCTATGGTGCATTCATTCAGCCCCTTCCAGATGGAAAAACAGTCTATGTGAATGGTAATTATTTTATAGCTGATGTGACATCATCTGGAATAAATAAAACTACAGTTAAATTATATCAACTAGCATCGAAAGATAGATGGATTAAAATTACTAAAAGCTGCCTTTAATCGATTAATTTAAAATGTAATAACACTGATAAAACACCTAAGCCCGCTTTATGCGGGTTTTTTATTGCCCGGAGTAAATATGAGTTTTAATCAGGATATTCAGGCGCTGGAGCCGGGTCAACTGGTTCAGCTTATTGAGATTGATGGGACTCAATTTGGTTTTGATACCATCCTGAGATTTCATGCGCACAATATCGATCCTACGGGCTGGAATTCATTTGCTGCTGAAAATCTGCCCTCCATTATCTGGCAAGGCAACGAATATGATCCCCATCCCTATGAGCTAACCGGGCTGGAATTGTCCAGTACCGGTTCGCAGCCCACGCCGACGCTGTCAGTGGGTAACGTGGGTAATTACGTTACTGCGCTGTGCCTGGAGTATGACGATATGGTAAAGGCGAAAGTCAAAATCCATACGACGCTGGCGAAATATCTTGATGCAGCAAACTGGACCGCCGGAAACCCCACCGCCAGCCCGACGGAAGAACGCGTTCAGCTTTTTTACATCAATGCCAAAAAAGCGGAGACCCGCGTACAGGTAGATTTTGATCTGTGCTCTCCGTTCGACGTACAAAGCCTTCAGTTGCCTACGCGGCAGATAACTCCTGTTTGTACCTGGTGCATGCGCGGCTGGTACCGGACGGGTACGGGTTGTGATTACGCGGGTTCAAATTATTTTCTGAAAGACGGTACGCCTACAAATAACCCCGCGCTCGATGTGTGCGGCGGCCGCATATCTGATTGCAAACTGCGTTTCGGTGATGGAAACCCTTTGCCGTTTGGCGGGTTTCCGGCAGCAAACTTACAGGGTAAATAACCATGCGTGAAAAACTGATGAATGAAATCCGGGCGCATGTGTCAGCCGAATACCCAAACGAAGCCTGCGGGCTGATCGTTGAAACCGGCACCGGACAGCGGTTTATACCGTGCCGGAATGTCGCTGAAAAATCCGCTGATACCTTCACGCTTTCTCCGGACGACTACCTCTCAGCTGCTGAACTCGGAGAGGTCATTATGGTTATCCACTCACATCCCGATGTGGTTCAACTGGTGCCGTCGGAAATGGACCGTATCCAGTGCGATCACTCCGGTGTCGAATGGGGGATTATGTCGTGGCCGGATGGGGATTTCTGCACGATTTCACCGCGCGGCGACCGTGAGCTTGCGGGCCGCAGGTGGGTGCTGGGGCATGCTGACTGCTGGTCTCTCATCATGGACTACTACCGGATGGAGCACGGTATCATCGTTAGAAACTACTCGGTTGATCGGGAATGGTGGGTTGATGGAAAAGAAAACCTCTATGACGATAACTGGCAGGCGGAAGGGTTCGTTGAGATTGACGCCAGCGGCATGCGGGCGGGTGACATGATCATGATGCGCGTTCAGGCCCCTGTAACCAATCATGCGGCCATTTACCTTGGTGACAACATCATGGTTCACCATATGTTCGGTAACCTTTCTGCCCGCGTTCCGTACGGCAAATATTACCGGGATCGGACGGTTCGCGTCGTCCGCCGTAAGGAGTTGATTGATGCTTAAGACCATGACGTTAAAAGGTCCTCTCGCGAAGAAGTTCGGTAAAACTCACCAGTTTCATGTGGCCGACATTAACGAATTTCTCCGGGCTATGTGCTCCCAGGTTAAAGGGTTCAAAAAGTACGTGTCGAATGCTCATCTTAATGGCGTGAAGTTCGCTTTCTACAGCGGCAAAAACAATATCTCGCTCGAAGAGTTTGATATGTCGGCAGCGGCAACAGAATACATGATGGTGCCAGTGATTGAAGGCGCGAAGAGGGCTGGCATGCTGCAGATTGTTATAGGTGCAGTTGCCCTGGTTGCGGCTTTCTTTACTGCGGGCGCATCTTTTGCGGCATTTGCCGGAATAAGCGCAGCAACAGCGGCAGCGACAACAACCGCTCTGGTCGGTATTGGTCTGAGCATGACTATTGGTGGTGTGGTGCAGATGTTGACACCTCAACCCAGCTTTAATGTCGGGGCATCCTCTGACGCCGACAACGAAGCCAACTACGCCTTTGGTTCCCCGGTTAATACGGTTGCAATGGGTTATCCGGTCCCGCTGCTTTACGGCGAACGTGAAATAGGCGGAGCCATTATCAGCGCGGGGATTTTCTCCAGCGACCAGCAGTAGCCTCAACACAATTATTAAATAACCCGCTCCGGCGGGTTTTTTTATGGGTGAAATATGCGACTTCTTGAAGGTGAAACCATTATCCGCGGCGCGAAGGGTGGGAGCAGCAAAGCCCATACGCCGGTTGAGCAGGCAGATGACCTGCTATCCGAAGCAAAACTGAAAATGGTCATTGCCCTTTCGGAAGGTGAAATTCAGGGCGATCTGGTTGCTCAGCAAATTTTTCTTAATGATACCCAACTGGCGAATGACGACGGCACCTATAATTTCACCGGCGTGAAATGGGATTACCGCAAAGGTACGCAGGATCAGACATACCTTCAGGGCATGCCCGAGATTGATAATGAGTCGTCCGTGGGGATTGAAGTCAAAGCGTCCTCACCCTGGACCCGCCAGTTTTCTAACCTGACGCTCGATGCCATTCGTATCAAACTGAGCCTGCCGATTCAGTATCAGTATAAAGATAACGGTGACATGGTGGGGACAGTCACCCAGTATGCGATTGACCTTTCTACTGATGGGGCTGCTTATCAGACCGTGGTGAATGGTTCGTTTGACGGGAAAACAACCTCAGAGTATCAGCGGGACCACCGTATCGACTTGCCGTCCGCCACCACCGGCTGGGCTATTCGCGTCCGGCGTATCACCGCTGATTCGACCTCTACCAAACTGATTAACGCCTTCAAGGTATTTTCTTTCGCCGAAGTGATCGACAGCAAGCTGCGCTATCCGAACACCGCGCTGCTTTATATCGAGCTCGACTCCAGCCAGTTTAACGGGAGCGTGCCAAAAACCACCTGCAAGCCTAAGGGCAAACTGATCCGGGTGCCAACAACCTATAACCCGGAAACAAGAACATACAGCGGGACCTGGGCAGGGGATTTTAAAATTGCCTATAGCAACAACCCTGCGTGGATTTTTACGACCTGGTACTCGATGAGATTTATGGCATGGGCGGCCGGGTTGACGCGACCATGATCGATAAATGGGCGCTTTACAGCATTGCGCAGTATTGCGACGAACCGGTTTCCAACGGGGCCGGAGGAACCGAGCCGCGTTTTACCTGTAACGTTTTCATCCAGAGCCAGCAGGATGCTTACACGGTACTCCGGGATCTGGCGGCTGTCTTTCGTGGCATTACCTTCTGGGGTAATGATCAGATATTCGTGCGGGCTGATGTGCCGCAGGACGACGTAGATTTTACTTATCACAGCGCGAACGCAGTCGACGGTCTTTTTACCTACGCTGGCGGCTCCTATAAAAACCGGTTTTCCTCCTGTCTGGTCAGTTGGTCTGATCCGGGAAATCACTTTTCTGACACCATTGAAAGCGTCTATGATTCTGATCTGGTTGAGCGATACAACTGGAATGAAACCCAGCTCACGGCAATTGGTTGCACGTCGCAGAGTGAGGCACACCGCCGCGGGCGTTGGGTGATCTTATCCAATGCCAAAGACGGCACAGTTTCTTTTGGTGTCGGTCTCGATGGCTATATCCCGATGCCAGCAGAGATCATTGGCATTGCTGACCCTTTCAGGGCAGGGAAAGCCAACGGTGGCCGCATCAGTGCGGTGAACGGCAGGAATGTCACTCTTGACCGTGTCGCAGATTACGGCCCCGGCGATCGTCTTGTGGTGAATCTGCCAGACGGAACCGCGCAGACACGGACAATCAGTGCCGTGAGCGCCGATAAGAAAACGCACACCGTGGCCACGGCATATCGCATGACACCGGTCGCTGGCGCAGTGTGGGCCATCGACAGCGATAACCTGGCTATTCAGTATTATCGCATCACCTCAATTTCCTCTAATGATGACGGTACCTTTACGGTGGCCGGCGTACAGCACGACCCGAATAAGTACCGTTACATCGATGACGGCGTGAAAGTAGATGCAGCACCGATTACTGTCACGCCAACCAACGTGATGAAAGCACCGGCCAATATCCTGATCACCGAAGTTGACCACATTGCACAGGGTCTCACGGTGGCATCGCTTCAGGCATCCTGGGACAAAGTCGAAGGGGCAATCAATTACACTGCGCAGTGGCGTAAAGATAACGGCGAATGGGTTAACGTTGGTAAGACCAGCGCCCAGGGTTTTACCATTCAGGGGATATACGCCGGTGTTTACGATGTCCGCGTCCGGTCGGTCAATGCGGTCGATGTGTCATCACCATGGGGATATGCAAATTCAACCACCCTAAACGGTAAGGTAGGCAAACCTGGAACGCCGACCAATCTATTTGCAACTAACAATGTCGTGTGGAATATCGATATCACTTGGGGATTTCCTGCAGGCAGCGGAGATACAGCCTATACCGAGCTGCAGCAATCAACCACGGCCGACCATCAAAACCCAACGCTGCTGGTCACCGTTCCCTATCCAGGGTCTGCATATCAGCATGGCCCAATGCCGGCAGGCATAAGGCGCTGGTACCGGGCCAGACTGGTTGACAGAATTGGCAACGTGGGGGACTGGACCGAATATGTCGCGGGCGCGAGTAATGTTGATGCCAACGACCTTATTCATGACACGCTGGAAAAATATCTTGAAACACAGGACGGTAAAGCGCTTTTAGAACCGCTGATTACCGATCCCCAACTTTTGGCTGAAAGCATCCTTGCTAATTATGACAGCGTGGATCAGCAGTGGAAAAACTACGGTGAAAACCGTGCGGGGATTATTGAAGCAACAAAAATAGCGACCGATGC